TACAATACATTAAAGATAAACAACTACTAGGCACAGATGAAATACCTTCTTATTGACACTAGCAACATGTTCTTTCGAGCACGGCATCAAGCACACCGTGCTGCAGACTCCTGGACCAAGCTGGGGTTTGCACTGTATCTAACTCTGATGAGTGCCAACAAGGTTGTGCGGCGTTTTCAAGCAGACCATGTGATATTCTGCCTGGAAGGACGCAGCTGGCGCAAGGATCACTACAAGCCCTACAAGGCCAATCGTGCTGTGGCCCGTGCTGCCATGAATGATGAGCAGGCTGAAGAAGACAAGCTGTTCTGGGAGACCTATGATGAGCTGACTAAATATTTGAGCAACAAGACCAATTGCAGTGTGATCCGTGAGCCCCAGGCCGAAGCAGATGACATCATTGCACGATGGATAGCCTTACACCCCCAAGACGAACACATAGTGGTCAGCTCAGACACAGATTTTGTGCAGCTGGTGGCGCCCAATGTCAAACAGTACAACGGTATTACAGATGAGCTGATCACTGTGGATGGAATCTTTGATGTCAAGGGACAACTGATCAAGGACAAAAAGACCAAGCTACCCAAGACTGTGCCCGATCCTGCTTGGTTGTTGTTTGAAAAATGCATGCGTGGTGATACCAGTGACAACGTGTTCTCCGCATATCCTGGTGTGCGAACCAAGGGAACCAAGAACAAGACAGGACTAGAAGAAGCGTTCAGCGACATGGGCAAAAAAGGCTACGCCTGGAACAATCTCATGCTGCAACGTTGGACCGACCACAATGGTGACGAACACAGAGTGCTGGATGATTATGAACGCAACCGTACCCTGATTGACCTCACAGCACAGCCACAAGAGATCCGGGATCTAGTGGACGCGGCCATACGTGCTCAAGTGAGTCACAAGGACGTGGGACAAGTGGGCAGTCACTTTTTGCGATTCTGTGGCAAGTACGAACTGGTCAAGTGCAGCGACTCAGCAGAAAGTTTTGGACGCTGGTTGAATGAAACCTACAAAGGAGTGTTAAATGAACAGCATAGTAGCTAAACCAGTGATAGCAGATCGTTACTGGATACTTAAAAAGGACGACCGCAAGATTGGGCAAATCGAAGCTGACGCGGAGGGTATTGTTGTAAAAATTCAAAACACAGTGCAACGATACAAAACTCTCAAGATGGCTGGTCGTGCTGCTGGTATTGAATTTGCAGCAGAAGAATCAGTTACTCCACTGCAAGAACAACATGCATATGGTTATGACACCGGTGGTCTGGTACACAATGCCATGTGGGATGTGACTCATCGATTGCCGCTGTTTACCAGAGATAACAAGTCAAAGTCTTGGTTTGCTGCTGGCTGGTATCGAGTAAAACAGCATCGCACCTGGAAAACTGTGCAGAATCCCAAGTTGATCACACTGCAACGCTATGCGTATCAAGGCCCTTTTCACACCAAGGAACAAGCAAATGACAAATCCGTTTCGTGACGACCTAATGGTGCAACAACAGATTGATGGACCGTGGCAACATATGGTAGGGGTGATTATGCTTAACCAAACCGGCCGCAAACCTGTTAAGATGGTATTACCAGAATTCTTGTACTGGTTTCCTACTCCATGTGCTTTGCTCAAAACAGATGAGAACTTTGTTAAAAGTATTATCAAACCCTTAGGAATGATGAATGTTCGTTACCAACGTCTAGTAAAAATGAGTCAAGATTTTTTGACTTGGGACGGTAACGATGCTACAATGTTATATGGTATTGGCAAATATGGTTCAGATAGTTATGAAATATTTTTTAAGCATAACTATAGCGTAGAACCTACAGATAAAGAATTGAAACGCTATTTAGAAGAGGAAGTTTATGAATCCGTTTAGAGACCAAGAGAAATTCATGAAGGCCTGCAATCAAGGTGTTGGCAAATTTGATGAAAAACAATACTTGATGTATGTTAATCTTATTGACGAGGAGCGTCAAGAACTGCTGGAGGCAACCCTGTCAGATGATCGAGTAGAACAGCTGGATGCCTTGATTGACATCCTGGTGGTCACAATCGGTGCCATACACTCCATGGGTGCAGATGGCGAAGGCGCCTGGAAAGAAGTCATGAGCACAAACTTTGCCAAGATTGACAAAAAGACCGGCCTGGTTCGCAAGCGTGAAGATGGTAAAGTACTAAAACCAGTGGGCTGGAAAGCTCCAGAACTGGCACAATTTATTAAAGGAGAATGATATGTTTGAAACAAGTTACACCAGCGGCATCACAGATTACCGCTCAGCAGAAGAAGTCAACTCAGCCATGGGTCGTGTGTATGGACACATGAGTCTTGCTGTTGTGACCAGTATGATTGTCAGCTACTTTGTGGGCACCACACCCGAGCTGCTGGAATTCTTTTTTACAGGTATCCTAAAATGGATTGTGATCTTTGCTCCACTTGCAGCCATCTTTGGTGTGAGTTATGTGCTGGGCACCAATCCTAGCAAAGGAGTTGCTCAACTGTGCTTGCATGGTTTTGCTGCGCTGATGGGTCTGAGCATGGCAACAATATTTGCTGTGTTTACCATGGGTAGTATAGTGAGTGCGTTCATGGGTGCGGCCATCTTGTTTGGTGTCATGAGTGGGTATGGTTATTTTACCAAAAAGGATCTAAGCTCAATGGGACAAATGATGTTTGTGGGCCTGATTGCAATTGTGATTGCCAGCATTGTGAATATCTTTATTGGCAGCACTGTGATGCAGATGGTAATCTCTGCACTAGCTATTATCATCTTTCTAGGATTAACAGCCTACGACACACAACAGATCCGCGAAATGGTTTCAGTTGACACCAGCCCGTCGGTTGAAGTATCGGGCGCATTGACCTTGTACATGGACTTTATCAATCTGTTTATCAATCTGTTGCAGTTGTTTGGCAATAGAAAATAAAAAAATGAGCTTGCACATCAATCGGTTTGTCGATTCAATCAAAGCACACGAGAGTCGTGGGCAAAAAGACTTCACCATGACCATGCGTGATGCCAAGGATCTGCATGGTGACATAACCAAACTGTTGATGACTCTGGCTGCCATGCGAACTGTGCCAGTTGAGAACTCAGTAACAGAGGTAGTTTTGAATGGTGGATCATTTAAAAGCACATAGTTAATGGCATAAATAATGCTATGAGTAGACCAAAGCCTCAAGTGCTGATTGAGCACATAAACAAGCAAACCTACAAGACCGAGCAGGTGCTGGCCAGCGAAGGTGTATGGGCAGTGTTCTACGAGGCCAAGCCCATCAATCTCAAAACTGCAAACATGCTGACCCAGTACCCAGGGCCCAAGTATAAAAAAGTTAGTTTTTCAAATCCTGGTCACGCAAAAAACTTGGCCAAGAAACTAAACACGCAGTTCAAAACAGACAAGTTCACAGTGGTGCTATTGACTCAGGGGGCGCAGATATACCCCGATGTTCGATAAGAGTCAACTCACCCAGCAAATTCTACTAGGCTGCCACACTGAGCTTGCCGGGCGCAGCATTGAACACGCACTTGACGCTTGGTGGATGGATTCTCGCAAAGGCGGCGGCATGCGTTTGACCACAGCCGGCTACCAGGCCATTACCACCTTTGACATCAAGATGTATGTGTTTGATATTCCAGCAGACACGACTCTGCTGCCACGACATCTGCTGTTGATGGATCGAAAACTGGATTGTCCCTACTATCTCAAAACAGGAAGGAAATCTCAAATCACCTTGTTTGGTAGCGAGCAGGCCCTGATGATGACCATGTACGGAGATATCAACCGGTTCATGAGGTATCTGGAACGCACCTAACGGTTGACCAATATTGTCCAAAATGCTATAATATGAGCATGAACACAAAAACACCGCAAACTGTGAAGGCAAAAATTCACATTACTTTCCAGGACAATCACAAGTATTTTTGGGGAAAATTGTCCACAAAGCGTTGGGGCTTTTGTGAAATTGCAAGGACTGTAGTCATTGAGCCTGATCCGCATGGCATTTATGAGCATGGAAATTACGGCTACATCATGATTGGTGGCCAAAAAGTCCGTGTGGTCAACGGCGGCGGCAGTGAAGTTTTGTTCGAACTCCGTTAACAAAACGGTTGACCAATATTGCCCGAAATGCTATAATATACGCATGGAAGCAAAAAACACACCCCGTAAAAAACGAGTAGATCGTACGCATGTGATCTACATGTTGCAATCTGGTGCGGATTTTTACATTGGCGTTACTGCCAAAACTGCCGGAACAGTGAATCGGAGTGTTCAGACTCGTTTCAACAAGCATGTGTATCGTAGCAGAACTGAAGACAAGAGCTGGGCACTGTATGAGTGCATGCGCGAGCGTGGTGCAGACAGTTTCACAACCTTGATTGTTGACGCGGTGCGCGGCAAAACAGCCGCTCATGCTCTGGAGCGTGAGCTTATACGTGAGCACAAACCCAACCTGAACAGCGATGTTCGTGGGTGCTGATTGGGTTGACCTTTATTCACCGAACTGCTATAATATACACATAGACAGCAAAAAGGAGTCAGCAATGGAACAGTTGAAATCTTGGGAAGACATGACGGATCTTGAGCAAGCACAATGCACTTATTGGGACATGTACAAGGACGCACATGGCGTTCGTCCCCGCGGTGTTGACACCTCCACTTGGACCCTTGCGGACTTTAACGCTGAGTTCAAGTTACTTGGTACTGCCATCGAGCAAGAAGATGTTGCTCGCAAAGAGGCTGAAGCCGAGGCTATCGCTAAATTCGAACAGCACGTGATCAACACCATGTGCATGGGTGCCCGCGATCGTGAAACTGCCCTGCGCTGGATCATGGATGCTAGCACTGCCAATGGCGACTGGGACTATCTGTGTTGGGACCTGGGCTTGCCCTATCATTATTTTAGAAAGGCAGCATGATGTACAACTTGATTCTGGTGTTGGCCACAGGTGTTACCACTGTTGGTAATTACACCAATCTCAATGCTTGTCAGACCGGACTGGCACAATTTCAAAAGCAAAATGTCACAGCGGCCTGCGTACAGCAACCCAGCCCTGAACAAAGCATGACACAGGCCCTGGCCATGATGCAGAATTTTATGAAAATTATGGAGCAAAAATGACACTCAATGAAAAAATGAATCAAGACATCGACCAGTTGATTGCTGAACTTGAGCAAGCAAAACTCACTCGCACATATCTACAACGTAGTGCCGCGGTGCAGACCATTGCAGAAAAATGCAACAACTACAATGAATACTGGACTGATCGATTGTACAGTTTAGTGGACTAGAGCCTAGCATGGCGGCTTGACCGTTAAGGCTCTAGATGTTATAATAAGTATAGCAACAAGGAGCACGACATGATGGTTATGGTAGCAAAAACAACAGACGGACGATTTGTAGAAGTCGTGCGGGTTGCTAAAACTGTGGCCTTTAGCTCTGAGCCAGACTGGGTTATGATATGCATGGACTGGGAAAACTCAGAACGCAGAAAAGCCCAATTCAAATGGATACCGGCCAGCACCCGATTTGAATGGGTGCGAGAATTTATAGGAGCAGAAGAATGACAACCTGGATCACAAGTGATCTGCATTTTGGACACAAAAACATCATGAGTTTTTGCCCTGTCACACGGGCACGATTTCGCAATGATGTGGCCTACATGAACGAGGCCATCT